AACATTGTAAATACGGCACATGTCTTCGCCGCTGAATCCCATTGACTCGATGTATTGCGCGTCGTGCTGTGGGATATTGAGCTGGCTATAGGTCATGCCCTCTTCGAGTATCATCGGCTTCCAGGAGTTGGCGACGCCTTCGAAATTCTTTAGCCATGAGATTTTATCTTGTTCGCCTTTTACTCCGAGCTTTCCTGGGTGCGTGAATATGCCACGAACTTGAGCTCCACGGCCGTAGAATCGGCCAGCGAACTCAGTCATAGCCATTGAGAGTCCCATCGTCTGCCTGTGAGCTTCCACCGGCGATACTCCGACTATCCCGTCAATAGTCAGTCCTTTGATGTGGAGCATTCGGTCTTGCGGAAGTGTGATCGTCGGCGCCGAATAGTCTAGCGGCAGGTACGTGTAGAAAATTTCACTGCGTGGATCATTGCGATCCTTCTTCCAGACCTTAACCCGGTCCGGTCGCCACGGCCAAAGCGCAGTTACTTGCCCGCGTCCATTGATCTCAACTTCCGCGTAGGCATTTCCCCAGAGTTGCCGCCATGCCTCCATTATCTTTTTGAAATCGAATCCAGACATCCGCGGATTAGCTTCGTCATTGAAGAGCGGCCATAGATAATGGTCGCGCGCTTCGGCCCGGCTGACGCCTGGATCAATCCACCGATACGCCGGCAGTGGAAGTGTAGCCCAATCACCGGATAAAATGTCGACGCATCGCCAGACCGCGGCGATTCCGATTGCATTCCGCGGTGAAACCAACTTCCCGGTGTAGGACGGTTGCCCGCCGCCGGCGAGCATGTCGAGGACGCCATCAAGGTCAGACAGCGACATTCCGCCGCCCACTGGGATGCCACGGCTCTCAACGGCTTGGCGGAAACTACGTACCAGATCCATGTCGCGACTCCTTATCGATCACAAGCCCAGTGTAGAACAGCGCCAGTCCGCCAAAGATCCAACCGACTGGTTTATAGATCGACCATAAGCCATAATCGACAGCAGCGATGCCAGCCAGGCACAGAATATTTTTGCTGGCAACCGGGGCGATCGCTGAGATTTTTCTGAATATCTGCGTCAGGCGGAATCTCATTTATGCCTCCCGCACCAGAAGATTAACAGCGGCAACCAGGTAATTCCCATTATTATGATTACGACGGATGCCTGCCCACGCTGCAGCCAACCTTCCGACGCGGCTCACGTTTTTGTCTCCGGTGCGGGGATTCCGCCAATCTTATCCGCACCTTCGATCGGTATCTTGACCTCGGTCATGGTACCTGACATACAGTGAGGAGAACGGCTTGAATGATCGCGGGATATCGCAGGCATAAAAGTGTTTTCCATCCAGTCAGTGACCGATTCTTCGCCGCGTGAAGGCACCTGAACCGCCTGGTTTTTTAGTCCACAGGAACTGCAACTATACAGGCACCGAATGGTCTGTGTCACAGTTTTTCCATCACTTTGGATCCTGCGCAGACGGCGGAGTCGGCACAACTGGAACGGTATGCGTCTCCTGAACCGTAGTGGTTACCTTGAGTGGCTGACCAGCCTGCGCTTCCGTAGCGACTGCGGTGGTCACAGTTTTGATGTCATCGGGAAGCGGGTGCCCAGCCAGAAACTTCGCAATCGAGGTGATCCCGCTAAGGATGAACATTCCGGCTATCAGGATGTAAATCTTGCGATCGTAAAAGTTAAACGTATCTGGTGCGAGCCCGGTCACCAGCGTGCTACTCCCTACCGCGGCCGCGCCGCCGGCGATGCCAGCGCCGATCAAACCGCGCAACCACCCGCGAAGGTCCAAGTTGGAAGCCGCCGCCATCATATCCATAGAATTCATCCTACCGCATTCGGAACAGAGTATCATGGGGTTAGCGATGCGCGACGCGGCAAAAGAGTTATGGCGAGCAATCTGTGAACACATGGAGTTCTGCCGGAATCGATTTTGCCGGCATCCGCATCACCACCACCCAGCAGCGAGTCTCAGGTTCAGTTTCACAATCGGCGATCTAACTTTTCAAGGAGTTTCTATGCAAGCGAATGTAGTTATGGGCCAGGTGCCCTTTTCAGTAATCGGCAGTCCCGTTATTTCCGACGGCGTAACGCCAAGTCTGGCCACGCTGTCAAGCACTTCATACGCCAGCTCGGATCCGACAGTATTCACGGTCGCTCCCAGCACAACCACGCCGAACGGCGCCGTCATCACCGTGGTAGGCCCGGGCAGCGCAACTCTTACCGAGAAGGCCGTTGCAACGGAACCAGACGGAACCACGACGGAGACAATCCAGGGAGTCGCAACTATCGTAGTTGCCGCTGCGCCGCCTCCACCTCCGCCTCCGGCCGCCTCGCTTGTATTTACGTTCGGATTGCCGACGACTACGCCCGCGGTCTAAACGAAAACGGTTTCCATCAACCGTAAAAAATGACGGAATGTGGCTATTCCACCGGCGGCGCACTGGGCTTATCGGCCATGCGCCGCCTTTTTTGATAGAATAATCAGCGGGAGAATCAACAACATGGCAACGAGCGGCGCCAGCGATGGTGCCGCTTTTTGTTGTTGACTTCGGATTCGTTCTCAGGCATAATTCAGGCATGCGCCACCAATTCCTCAGCGCTCGATTGCACGCTTCGCTATCATGGCGACTCTCCTCGTGCAGTTATTGTTTATCATCCCTTTAATTTCTGTCCGACTGATGTAATTGGCAGCCATGCGAGTTTCAGAAGCTCGTGACTTCGGGCGTCTCGGTTCAAGTCCGAGGTCGGACACCATGTTTTTACGGCCACGTGGCGCAACTGGCAGACGCGCAGTTTTGAGATGACTGTTGTTATGGGTTCGACTCCCATCGTGGCCACCAAAGTTTTTTCAAGGTCCGAATGCCGAAGTGCAGGAGGCGGCGGATTGCAAACCCGCTCTTAGTCGGTTGGACTCCGACTCGGACCTCCAGAGTTTTGTAGTATACCGAAGGCGCGGTGACATGGGTTACAGCGGTCCTGAAAACCGTCGCTCCGGTGATGAGCCGGATGGGGGTTCGATTCCTCCGCCTTCGGCCAAAGTTTTAGGAGTCGTGGCAGAACGGTATTGCGGCACCCTGCTAAGGTGTAATCGTTTCGGCGATTGAGTGTTCGAATCACTCCGACTCCGCCAAAGTTTGAAGGTATCGGATAGCGGCAATTCCACGAGCCTGTAGAGCTCACGCCCCTTGCGGGCTACCTCAGTTCGAGTCTGAGTGCCTTCACCATAGTTTGCTCCTGTGGCGTAATCGGTAGGCGCGCTGCATTCAAAACGCAGTGCCTTCGGGCGTGAGAGTTCGATCCTCTCCGGGAGCACCAAGATGCCGGCGTGAAGGGAATTGGTTTACCTTCCTGACTTAAAATCAGGAGTTTTGTCGGTTCGAAGCCGACCGCCGGCACCAAACATATCGGGCTGACTCTGGGAGTCGGACTGCCTCCAAAACAGTTGAGCGGGGTTCGATTCCCCGGCCCGGTGCCAATCCTCTACAATAAATCCATGAGTCGAGCAAGCGGAGATACGTTGCGCATGATATTTGGATTTTCTCTACTTATCATCCTTGCTGGCCTTGCGTTGTCGATCGCGCTCGGCCACGTCGAAGAGAAATCCAGCTACGGACTGATGCCGCTGTTAGTCGGGGTATCCAATCTCGCAACGCAGTTTGCAAGCTATGCGTTCAGCCACCGCGATAAAAAAGACAAAGACGACGAAAATAAACCTTGACGCACCACCACAGCCAGGTGCATACTGACCTCAGGTAGCGGTTTTACCTCAACCGCTGTGAACGGAAGAGGCGCTTTTAATACTCCGCCGCCAGCACGTGACCGAGTCCGTAAAATTTTCAGGTACACAGCTTTCAAATGAAACACAGAGTCCAATTCGGAATAGCGACACCAGCAGGGAATACCCCTGAAGGTACAACGCAGCCGCGCGCCAATAGGATTGCGCGCGATGACCCGTAACTGGAGACTCTGATTGCAGAATTTCCGGCCCGGGTCTTGAAAAAGATTCGGGCTTTTTGATTTTTACGGGAACGAGGAAGACGGTAATCCGCCTGGCCTGGGACCAGGAGACCACTCGGTTCAACCCCGAGGTTCCCGACCATTTTTCAAATCCGGAACGCACTCCGCGGCGCGCTGGGTTCGCTTGATATTTGACAACTTCATAGTTTCAGAACGGGCAGCGTTGAGGATTTTGCTCCGCTGCCGAAAGGTTTTATGTGCTGGCGTCATCTAGCGGCTAGGATGGAATGCTTCCAACTTTCTCACGCGAGTTCGAGTCTCGCCGCCCGCACCAAAAGTTTCGCTGGATTCGTATAGAGGCAGTACACAACGTTGCCAACGTTGGAGCGACAGTTCGAGTCTGTCATCCCGCACCAAGTTTAAGCTGGCATAGCTCAGTTGGTAGAGCCGTCCATTTGTAACGGACAGGTCGTGGGTTCGATGCCTACTGCCAGCGCCATTTGCGGGAATAGTTCAAGTGGCAGAACACCGGATTCGTATCCCGGAGGTTTGTGGTTTCGATTATCACTTCCCGCGCCAGTTCGCCCGTCGTAGATCAGTTGGTAGATTGCACCTTTGGTAAGGGTGAGGCCGAGGGTTCGATTCCCTCCGCGGGCGCCATCCAGGCGAGGCTCATATGGATGAGCGCTGTCCTGATAAGACAGAGGTAGCAAGTTCGAATCTTGCGGCCTGGACCAGAATCTGGTAGGATGATTTTGCGGTGTAGAGCAGTCTGGTAGCTCGCCTGGCTCATAACCAGGAGGTCGTGGGATCGAAGCCCACCGCCGCAACCATTTTCGTGGTGAACCAGTGGTACGAGACATTCTCTTCGACTTCAGGCAAAAGGAGAATGAGCGCATCGGAGATCCTGAAGTAAGATCCGAGTCGCAGGGGCAGCGGGTGCAGGGCTAGGTTAGCCGGGAGCCTTCATCATCGTGAGATTAAAACGTGCCTGCGAAAAGATAGCCCCGGAATCCAACCTACGACGGTTGCGCGAGTGTGGAGACATACCGCTCCCACTGGCACCACGATCAATTTTCTATGTGGGGTGTTAGCTCATTTGGTAGAGCGCTTGGCCTGCAACCAAGAGGCGCGCGGTTCGAATCCGCGACATTCCACCAAAATATTGCCGATGAAGCTTATGCGGTCAGAGCGCTCGTCTGAAGAACGAGAGAAAACAGTTCAACTCTGTTCGTCGGCACCAAAGTCTCGGAGATGCGGGTTCGAATCCCGCTCCCGCTTCGGCGGGGTAGCTCAATGGTAGAGTGCCGGGAGCTGATTTATGTGGACGTTAATCGAGCGGCTTCAGATCGTTGACTGTGAATCAACGCAGATGGGTTCAACTCCCATACGTCCAACCATTATGGGGAGATCGTTCAGCGGCCAGGACGCTATCTTTTGAGGTTAGCTACAAGGGTTCGAGTCCCTTTCTCCCTTCCATGTGTTTAGCGCGGTGGCACAGTGGCGACTGCACCTGCCTCTGAAGCAGGCATTATCGAAGGTTCGAGTCCTTCCCGCGCTGCCAGGTTTGTCATGAAGTAGCGTATGCCGGCCGCATGTGCCGGGTGTGTGATCCGCCGGCGGCGAGCCGGTGGCGTGACAAAGTTTTATTTGCTCTCGTAGCTCAACTGGATAGAGTGCAAGTCTACGAAACTTGAGGTTGGAGGATCGTACCCTCCCGAGAGCACCAAAAGTTCCGCCCGTATAGCTCAGTGATAGAGCATTCGCCTCCGAAGCGAAAGGTCCCGGTCTCACCGCCGGTATGGGCACCAAAGTTTGCCGCGTTAGGGGAGTCCGGCCGTCCCCGCCAGCCTGTCACGCTGGAGATCATGGGATCGAAGCCCATACGCGGCGCCAAGTTTCGTCGATGTCTTCCAGCGGTCAGGAATGATGGTTCTCAACCATAGAACGGGAGTTCAACTCTCCCCATCGACACCAAGTTCGTCCCTGTCTTCCAGTGGTCCAGGAAAGGCGGCTTTCAATCGCACAACCGGAGTTCAATTCTCCGCAGGGACGCCAAGTTCGGGCCTGAAACATATACGGTGATGTACTCGGCTCTTAACCGAGAGAACGGATTTCGAGTATCCGCGGGCCCACCAATATTCCGGGGTAGCCAAGCTGGCAAGGCAGTTAGCTGTTAACTAACCCACCGCAGGTTCGAATCCTGCCCTCGGAGCCAGTTTGCATCCTTAGCTCAGTCGGTAGAGCGGCCGGCTCATAATCGGAAGGTGCCGGGATCGAAGCCCGGAGGATGCACCAAGTTTCAGGCGATTAGCTCAGAGGAAGAGCGCTCGGCTTACATCCGAGAGGTCCAGATATCATAATTCTGATCGCCTACCATTTTCGGACTGCAATCGTAGACGGCGACGAGCGGGGCTTTTACCCCCGAGAGCAGGGTTCAAGTCCCTGGCGGTCCACCAAGTACACTGAAGGCAATCGTTATGCGAATCAACTTAGCCAACATCCCGGTTCTCTGCCTCAATGCCTCCTACGAAGCGTTGAACGTCCTGAGTGCTAAGCGCGCATTCGTAGCGCTGGCCAAGGGCACGGCCGTCATGGAGAAAACTTCCACGGTCAGTATCAATCGTGGATCGTTCCTAGTGCCATCTGTTATCCGCCTGGTTAACTACCGCCGAGTACCGCGGCGCACCAGAACGCTGTCACGCAAGAGCATCCTCGCCCGCGACCAACACACTTGCCAGTACTGCATGTCTGAGGATTCGCCGGCGAAGCTGACGCTGGACCACATCATTCCGAGATCGCGCGGTGGGGCGAACGCGTGGGAAAATTTAACGACTTCGTGTTTTTCTTGCAATAACCGCAAGGGAGACAGGACGCCGGACGAAGCCGGAATGCCGTTATCCAGATACCCCAAACCATTCACGATTCACACAAGCAGGCAATTGTTGAGAGCTTCGGGGCTTACCAATCAGGACTGGCATGAGTACCTGTTTTACTAAATAGGTCTTGGCCTGCCGGTCCGCGCCAAATACACACTGCACGCCGCACATAGACCACGCCGAAGTGGCTTGTATGGAACCGTGCAGTGTGAGCATGGCGTTGCAGGTTTTATCTGACGAGGGGTTTTCATTCTGGCTATGAGTCTGTTGAGTCTACCATCGGCCAGCATATGACACCGGCGACACAGGATAGCAATATTTGAAGGATCGTTATTCCCCGTGTTGTCGTCCTTGTGGTGTCGATCAGTTGCGGGGACGCCACATTGCTGACATGGTCCCATGTCATAAAGTCGAATAGCCCTAGATCTCTTAGTGTGCCTCCCTGCGGCATCGCCTTTCCATGCGTAATGGTCAGGCCCGCGAACGATTATTTTGTGGGGCATTTTTAGGTTCCATCCGCGTGGCCCTTTGCTTGGTGGGGGATTTTTTCTTGGCATGAGAATATGTTACATTAAAAGCAACAAGAACGTCCAAATCGTCTAAAGGAAAAGGCTCAGGTTTCCTAAACCTGCAATCCGGGTTCAAGTCCCGGTCTGGACTCCAGTTGGGCGCGTATCGGGCCGGATTTCTAACCCGGATACCGTAGATGGAACAAGGCCGGTTCGAGTCCGGCCGCGCCCGCCATATGAAAAGCGACAAAAACAGTTGACAACCTACAAACATAAAATGTAAGATGTAATTTCTGGAGGCCGGACGGGTTCGGTTACCACTCTTGATAAGTAGGCCCGCAAGGGCCACATCGAGCCCAAATAATTGCTTCCAGTTAAAGATTAGGCGTGCCGGACGTTGGTCTGTTCTCTTCGCTCAAAAAGACAGTCGGGTGTAAGTCCCGGCAATCGGACTGGCACAATATGCTCGCCTTTAGTATTTTCGCAGGCCGGATGGTTTCGGTTATCAATTCATAATTGAGAGGTCGGAAGGTGCGAACACTTCCCCGCGCCACCATATTTTCCATATGGCGCGGTAGCTCAGGAGCAGAGCGCTAAAACGCCGAAGCCGATAAATTGCTTGCGATTTAGTTTGTGGGGCCGGAGTGATGGATTATCATCGTTGAAGCTGCGCAAGCGGCCGGGGTTCAAATCCCCACTAACCATCGCAATATTAGCTCCACTTTTGAGTTCGGATCGGCCGGAAGTTACGGTTATCAAACCTTCCACCAGAGATGCGCGGCCCATGTCGCAGCGGGAGGGTACATGGGCGCTATGCGTGAGCATGGATTTGCAGCGGGATAACCCGAAGTCGCAGACTAAATATCTCTCGTGGCAATATTTGCTGATCTGGTTTACTTGCTCGCGAACGCGGGCCGAAAGCAGGACAAACGATGAACTACCTTTTGGAGCAGCCGACCGCAAAGAAGACTCCGCAGTCCAAGCCGATTCCTGGACGCGAGAAGGTCATGGAGCGCAACAATGCCGGAGGGTTTTCCTTTAAGGCAGATTCACGGACCCGACTCGAAAGGTTTTTGATCCTGGGCAGCGAATCGGGTTCATATTACGTGGGCCAAAGCGATTTGACCGCACAGAATGTCGATAACGTTCGCGCCTGTATCGCCGCCGACGGCCTGCGTACTGTCCAGACGATCCGCGATATCTCGCTGGCTGGCCGGGCGCCGAAGAACGATCCTGCGCTTTACGCGCTCGCCTTGGCCGCTTCCGGTAAGGACCAGAAGACGACAGCCGCAGCTCTGGCTGCACTTCCGGCCGTTGCTCGTATCGGTACTCACCTGTTCACCTTCGCTGCCTTCGTTGATACGATGCGCGGTTGGGGTCCGGCTCTCCGGCGCGCGGTTGGCACGTGGTACTTGGAGAAGCCTGCCGACAAACTGGCTTACCAGTTGGTGAAGTATCAACAGCGGAACGGCTGGTCGCACCGTGACATGTTGCGCTTGGCGCATCCGAAGGCTTCGAATGTTCTCTTGCGGTATGCCGTGAAGGGAGCTGAGGTAGAGAACTCGGTTCTTCCGGCTATCGTTACCGCGTTCGAGAACGCCAAGGGTGCCGACGAGAAAACTATCGTCTCTCTGATTCGCGAACACGGACTCACCCGGGAAATGATCCCGACCGAGCATCAAAAGTCTGCTGCCGTTTGGGAAGCACTTCTGGAGAACATGCCGGTGACGGCGATGATTCGCACGCTTGGGCGCATGAGCGCCTGCGGTCTCGTGGTTCCGTTCTCCGATGCTTCCGCTAAGGTTGTCGGGCGTCTCGGTGATCGTGATTTCCTGAAGCGCGGTCGAGTGCATCCGATTCAGGTATTGGCTGCATTGCTCACCTACAAGAACGGTCGCGGACAGAAGGGTTCTCTGTCATGGACTCCGGTTCCTCAGATAGTCGACGCTCTGAACGATGCGTTCTATTCGGCGTTCGATCTGGTTCCGTCAACCGGCAAGCGGTTTTATGTCGGCATTGACGTTTCCGGATCGATGGCCAGCGGGGTTGTCGCCGGACTGGATGGTTTGACTCCGAACATGGGAGCGGCGGCAATGGCGATGTTAATCGCGCGTACGGAGCCAAACCATTTCATTGGCGGCTTTGCTCATCAGTTCGTTGACCTCGGTATTTCGAAGTCCGACCGCCTGGATGCAGCGATGAACAAGTGCCGCCGAGACTTTGGTGGCACTGATTGCTCTATCGCCATCACGCACGCGCTGGCCAACAAGTATCCGGTCGACGCGTTCGTTTGCGTGAGCGACGGCGAGTCGTGGGCCGGGTCCGAGCATACGTCGCAAGCGATTATCCGTTATCGCCAGGCCACGGGAATTGATGCTAAAGTCATCTATGTCAACATGGTTGCGAACCGCACCTCATTGAAAGACCCAGAAGACGCCGGCTCTCTGGACGTCGTCGGCTTTGATGCTTCAGTACCTTCGATCATTGCTGGATTCATTGGAGCGCAGGCCAAGGGTGGCGAGACTGAAACCGAAGACGCAGAGTAATATTCCGGCTGGCGCGGAATTTATAACCCCTCAACAGGCGGCCGTAGCTTTTCAGGTCAAGGAAGCTACGGTTCGCCTATGGCTGTCTAGGAAACTGATTCGTGGGAAGAAAATCGGGCATACATGGTTGATTCCACGTACCGTGCTGGATGAGTTGAAAACAGACACTGTTTCCTGACTCCGCCCGATCAGAATTCCAATTCCATAGTCTGATTTTCCGGCGCCGCTTTTAATATCCGGTTGTGCCGGTGCGCTTGGCGTTTACGGCCAATAGCTGACCGTTCCGCCTCCGTCATACGCGACCATCGCATCAGAGCTGCGGTGCGCCGAGATCTTCGTAGTTTGGGTAGTGTCTCAGTTTGAAAAACAGATAAAATAAAAAACGGCGGCTCTGATGAAGCCGCCGTCGCGTGTACTGTATTTTTTATGATGAATGAGATTTGAAACTGTCTACCTTAAAATCCGTTCTGTGGCCGCCAGAACCTAAAAACTCCAGGCCCAATTGCGAAGTGTATTTTGCATCGTCTCCTCCATCGCAGACATTTTCTATTGGCCGTCCGCAAAACCTTCGTATACGATTACTCCTGGTGAGATCATAGCACGAAGGAGAAGTTCCATGAACAGAACCAGACTAATCATCATCGCATCCGCCGCCGCTGTCCTTTTGGTTGTGGGGAACACCCAGACAAGCCGAGCACAGACGGCAACCACGACCGCTGGAAGATTTCAACTTCTTGCCGGTGAGCATTTCATTACGGGTAAAGCCACCGGGTTCGACCAGAAGGATGTCTTTCGAATCGACACGGCTACTGGCGCAACCAGTTTTTTCGCAGAGGGAGTGGACAAGGATGGAAAAGCTTACATCGAATGGCAGCCGATCAAGTGAAACGTCGCTCGCGCTGTCCTTAGGTGATCAGGCTACCAAGGCCGCGATATCCTCCAGCGACCACAGCCGGTCTGAAATCCCGGCAGCCATTGCTGGCGTAATCCGCAGCGTCTTGTGAAGCCGCGCGAAATTGTAGTGCATGAAGTGAAGCGCGACCATCGCAGCGTGATTGCCGAATTTCTTCGAGAAACCGTTGGTCAACCGCGTGAAGCGGCGCATTCCCATTCTCATTGTGAGGTTGGCCCGTTCCACGTAGGACGTGTTGATGTGGGCCGGATCGGGAGCGCCGATTATCGGATGGCTCTCGCAGGACGTGCAGATCGCCGGGCTGTAGCGCTTCTCGCCTTCCGGGTCGATCCCGTAAACCTTTACCAATTGCGCATAGTCGATGTCATTGCCGAATGCGTCCGGTACGGCCTTCAGGTACATCTTGTGGCCGTCCGTCGTCAACTGAATGCGATTTGCGAGACGACCCGCTACGTCTTGAAGGAATTCAGTCGCCACCCCAGCATCCCTCTTGCTTGCGACGAGCCAACTGATGGCCAGTTTTGTTTCGGCATCAATCGCGGTGAAAGTCCATACGTCTCCGGCATGGCCAGCCGCCGCAAAATGCTCCGGCTTCACGTTTTTTGCCTTCGCATAGCAGAACGCCCAAATTTCGTCGATTTGAACGTGCTTGGATGTTATATTGCGGAGCGCGGCATCCTGGTACTCAGCGCACGCGTGGCCCACGTCAACCAAGAGCTTTGTAACCGTGTTTATAGAAACGTCCGCCATGCGACTGGTGGCGCGAAGGCTGTTGCCTTCGACGAGCATCTGAATGATCTGTGCGCGATCACCAATGGACAGCCGGTTCATGTATCCAGTATGAACCTTAGGCGCTCAAATGTCAAGCATACAATTCAGTTTAACGCGTTACGTTCAGTAGTTGTTGACTGACAGAAAAAAACATGCTATCGTACACATAGACATAATCTTGCATGGATATCGAGTTCAGGGATTCTCGTCTGTCCCTGATCGAAACGGAACGGGCAATGGAGACGAGGTTGCCCGTGTCGGTGATAGCGTCATGCAGGCAAAAACTGGTAATTCTTCGGGCGGCCCCGGATGAAAGAACATTGAGGAACTGGAAGAGCTTGCACTACGAAAAACTTGGCGGAGATCGTTTAGGACAACGCTCGATTAGACTGAACAAACAATGGCGTTTGGTATTTACCCTGAATTCGGACCTGACACCTCCAAAGCTCACGGTGTTGTCGGTTGAAGACTACCATTGAGGCTAAATATGGGACACACGGCTACAGATTGGGTGATGCATCCTGGGTACTATCTAAAGGAAGAGATGGATGCGCGCGGCTGGTTGCAGCGCGACTTGGCTTTTATTCTGGGCGTTCCTGAACAGGCGGTTAACGTGATATTGTCCGCAAAACGCGGGATCAGCCCTGATATGGCACTAGCGCTCGGTGAAGCGTTCGACGTGCCAGCCGAATTCTTTGCAAACCTTCAGAAGGCTTATGATCTCTCGCGGGCGAATCCTCCAAATCCCAGCGTAGCGGTGCGTGGAAGGATACAGGGCCAATATCCGATTCGCGAGATGATCAAGCGGGGTTGGCTTATTGACGGCGATTCGGCTATGCTCCAAGGCCAACTAATCCGGTTTTTTGACGTTGCGTCTTCGGATGACATACCATTCCTTGCACACGCTGCAAAGAAGTCCAGTTACGAGGAACGCGACATCAGCCCGGCTCAACTTGCTTGGCTCTTCCGGGTCAAACAAATAGCGCGGTCCATTGGAGTCCCAGGGTATTCGGACAAAGCCCTGCGTGATGCCTTAGCAAGATTAACCACGCTGCTATATGCGCCAGAGGAAACGCGACATGTTCCAAAGATACTAATGGACGCTGGCGTTAGGCTGATCTTTGTCGAGAGGCTTCCCCAAGCCAACATCGATGGCGTGTGTTTCTGGCTTGACCAGAATTCGCCCGTAATTGGCATGTCGCTTCGCTACGACAGGATTGACAATTTTTGGTTCGTATTGCGCCATGAAATTGAGCATGTTCTTCGGAGGGACGGGCTAGACCTGGAGATTGTTGACGAGCTTGACGGCGTGCGCTCCTCGACAGAATCCTCTCTGCCGGAGGAGGAGCGAGCGGCCAACGGAGCGGCGGCCGATTTTTGCGCCTCTTCGGACAAGGTGGATTCGTTTATCGCACGGAAGCGCCCATATTTCTACGAAAAGGACGTGCTGGCGTTGGCCCGCATACTTAATAGGCATCCAGGTCTGGTAGTCGGGCAGATGCAGAAGAAGCTAAATGATTATGCATACCTGAAGCGGTATCAGGTCAAGATACGGTCTCTTGCGCTTCCGGGCGCGATCGCAGATGGTTGGGGGCAGACTATTCCGGTCAGCATGTAAATGAGCGAGGTTTGAAGTGACGAAACAGGAAAGACTACAGCGGGCGTGGCATCATTTCGACGATCAACAAGATCATCTTCCATCCAGCGCCCGGCAGGCGTGCGAATGGGCCGTAGCTGCCAATCTGTTGCAACTACCCGAGATTGACCCTTACGACGCCCTTGCGGAGGACATGGCACAGGCGCTTCGGGCTGAGCACGGCATTGATGACGAAGGCCGTCGCTACCGAATTAATCATGCTATGCGCGTTAGTAAGGCTGGGGTGCAGTACACGTTCTGGGCGGCGATGGGACATGCTCCACACGATCACATGGAAAAGGCATTCGCGCAAAGGCGCGAACAAATCGTGGGAGACTGCTTCCAACTAAAAACAGACGTGGATGTTTATAACAGTCTGACCGCCAAAAATATGCCCAAGGTGCAGACTGTGCTGGACTTCACCGACGACGTTGCGGAGCGCGAAGAACAGCGTAGATTCGGGAGCAGGGCAGCCTAGTTGGTTTTTTTCCATCTCGCCGCAGCGGCCACCCGTGCAATGTCTGTACGTTGCTCCGGGCTGAGTTTACTGGCCCTGGCTTTACCGCCCTCCAGTCCACCGCTGCGACCGCGAACCGAGAACGCCTTCTTTTTGTCGGAAACGTCGTCTGACACTTCGCCGGTGGCGATGTCTACGATCAGCTTGGCTAGTTGGTTCGGATCGCGCGGGCGCTTCGATTCCATGCGACCATTATCCCATCAGTCGCGGCAAGCATGGAATACCAAGATTTTTCAAACTGAGACACTACCGTAGTTTGCTATGTGACACCGTGATACCTTTACCTATGATGACGCTGGACCGACCACAGTTCGAACTGCTCTACGCGGAATATTCCGCCAGGCTCGTGCGTTTCATATCCTCGCACACCAACGATGTCGATGACATTGCGGCCGAGACCTGGTTTAAGGCGTGGCGCGGACGCGCTGTATTCCGCGGCGATTCGCTATTCTACACGTGGCTCTGCACGATCGCCATCAATGAAATCCGCCAACGCGTCAGATCCAACGCGCTCAGGCGAGCCCGCGCTGAAATGGTTCCTCTCGATGCACTGACAGACAGTTCCATTCCGACCGTCCCGGCGTCGGTCGAGCGAGCGCTGATTGCACGCCAAAAGATCGAAAAAATCATGGACCGGGTGCCAGCGAGAGACCTGCCGCTATTCCACATGCGCTTTGTACTCGGGTACGGCCCGGTTGAAATTGGAGCCATAACTGGCATTCAGCAGGAGACAGTCAAGACTCGTATCTACCGGTCGCTCAATCACTCCACGACAAGCGGCCCGCGGGTCGCATAGACGCTTTCAGGTTTGTACAGCAGCATGGCGCGCGCAAGGGCCGTAATGATAGCTGCGCATCCATCAATGCGTTTGGATGCCGTCGTCCGGTCTGGCTTCGATGGCTTTATATTGTCCGCGCCGTCGCTCAGGATCGCCAGGCAGGAAGCGTTCCAGTTCAGGATCGGATTGTTCCCGTGGGCGATTCTGTTTGCCATGTGCATCGCCAGAAACTCTTTGGTTGGCGCCGAAATGGTTGCGAATCCCTGGCGGATATCGATCGCCGTCATACCTTCCTCGTCACTCAGTTTCTGCCCTATGGCGCGCATGCCGCCCCACTTGTCGAACGTGAGCTCCCGCATGTCGAACATTTCCGCGGCCCATTTGATCTTGTCTTCGATCACCTTCGCATGCACTTCATACCCAGGTACCATGTCGATGAATTTTCTCTCCATCCAATCGTTCAGGGGAGCCCGAGTCCGCGTCTCGAAGAATTTCCGGCGCTTCTCCGGGAGCCAATAAAACATCAGGACCTTCCACTGGTCTACGCTGTTGTTGTCGAAGTCGTCCGTTGGCGGGAACAGGCAGGCCAGCGCTGTCATATCGATTGACCATGCCAGATCGACGCCAACAATGCAGGGCCTGTCGACAAGTCCCCATTTTTTAATGAGCAACTGTACGTCGTAGGTTGCCCACTCGCGCAGGTCGACGCCGCCGCCGCCTTCATACCACTGCGCCATGTCGATCGCCGGCGTCTCGCTCATCGAGAATGGCACATTGAGGTTGAGTCGGACGTAGCTGCCCTTCTTTTCCGGCTTAGTCAAAGCATCATTCAAATTCTCTTCGATGTCCGCATCTTTGAGAAATCCGCGATGGTCCTCATGGCTTGGGTTGGCCGCCACCCGAGCTTCGCGCGACTTCCAGTATTCCGGGTCCTTGATTATCCGCTTTGGATCCGCCTGCCAGATCGCCGCGTGAAACCGCGGGTTGACCAGACTTCCATCAAGGATGTGTTGAGCATTTTCGTATTCGTCAAACCACAACTTGCTTTCCTGCTCATCGCCGGACGTTGTAGTCTCGACCATGAGCGGCTCTTTTCTGGAAAGTTGCCCCTTGATCAAAACGGAGTGAACTTCCGCGGCGCCTTTCCGGGTGAAACGGTGAAGTTCGTCGAAAAGAAGAAGGCTGGGGCGCTTACCATCCTGCGTTTTACCTTCTGCGGCGAGCACGCGGTATACACCGCGGCCGTCTTTCCGGACGATCCGCAGCCGCGATGCGCGGACATCCAGTATTTGTTTCAGCCGCGGGTTATTGTCGACGAAGAGCTTCGCCGCGTCGAATGTAATCTTTGCCTGATCCGTAGCGCTGGCGATCCCAAAGGCCTCCGGCATCATCTCATCTGCAACTTCGACCACGATGTGATATATCGGCAACCCGCCGACAAGGAAGCTGTTGTGCGTGGGGACGAATGATTTTCCGACGAGGTACAGGTGGGTAGGGTTATCCACCTCGATACACTGCATGGGTCGCTTCTCAACCTCTTTTATGGTTATGTGGTGATACAGTCCGCGAGCCCCTTTGAGTCGCGGCCACCGACGCTCTAGTTTGCGCGGCAATTTCGAGCACGGCATATCATCCAAGGCTGTAAATTGAACCCGGTAATTCGTGGCGTTCGGAACACCATACCGATCTGACTCCACGGGATTGCAGGTAGCTTTGACACCGAGTGATCGAAGAAGCTCCATAACGTCCCGCGATAGTGCCTCGACAGATGTCGAATAAATTGCCTGCCCTTTGTTGGTCGATATGCAACCGTCCGAATCCATCAGGCCGGCGACAAGTTCCCAGCGCTGCTCAATCGACGCCCTAAGATACTCCAGACGTATCCTCTTCATGGAAAAATGGGGGACCACAATAGGTCTGAGTTGTGGAATTCGGTATACATTGCTTTCCCCTGCCTGCTCGCGCATCCAAGTGAACTCATATCCAATGAATGCCATGTTAGCTAAGAACATGTCCACATCAGCGCGATTTACCGTCACCGTGGAGGCGTCAGACTTTCCGTTCCCTAACCAGAAACCGAACGCATAAGGATGCACTGGAAGGTCAGATCCGGAAGTGGCGTATTCGACGGCCATCGCCTGTTTTATTCGAAAATATGATTTTTTGTAACCCCCATTTTTAGGACACTGCTCAAACATTTGCAGTGTGGTGAAAACTTGTGGGCCGTAGCGTCCGCTGTATTTCTCAGCAAGCCATTCGTGGCGCTCCCCGGCTATGACGGACGTACCGTCACCAAAACACACCTCGAAGGCTCTTTCAGTGTCGACGACATCACTCTTGGCGGTAACGCGCGTAGGCAGCCCGTTTTCGGAGAAAACATAATCGCCTACTGCGACATTTCCCATGGTCGACCAACCCGACGGAGTTGGTATAAGTTCATTAGAATCAATTAATTTGCCATTTTGTTTTGCAACAGATTCATAGGCTTTTCGGTACTGGCGGAGTCCGGTGAACTGATCTACGGTTCCGTAGAGGATGCGCAGCTCGTCGTGCTGCCATTTCATCAGATCGTAGCCGAAAGGCTTGTAGAGGACGTTCCGGAAGAACCGCACCACCCTGCAGCCGCGGCACTGCCAGGCGATAGTCCTGCTCTGGAGGATGAGCCGATCGCACCACGTCTCCACGCCGCAATAGTTACAGCGTTGCGGCCGGTACTTGGAGCCAGGCGGAATTGGAATGGTCTGGTTCAAACGGGTAAACCGCCAACAAGGAAACTGTCGTGTGTCGGTACCATGCTCTCGCCAACAAGGTATAGGTGTGATTCGGAATCCACTTCGACACACTGCATCGGCCGCGGATCCACCTCGGTGATGGAGGAAACAACGTGCTCGCCAGCCATTCCGTCGCGGGCCGCTTTAGCTATGCGAAAAGACGATTGTAGCTGTTCGAACATTTCGAGAGACGTCCAAACACGTGCTGGTTCTCGGTTGTTCCGGCACAACCACTGCTGGCGAGAGCCGGCAGTAATGGAAGATCCATCGCTGAATCGGAGTTCGAATACCCTCTCTGTCTCTTCGGCGTCGCTCTTTGCGATGACCTGAACCGGGCGCATCTTTTCCGATAGCACCGAAGCCCCGACACGAATGTCTCCCATGCTAGTCCATCCACCCGGCCGGGGGACAGGAGTGCCAAGGTCCATGGCGCCATGCGGGATTGTAATTGTAGTAGTCACGGTACCATGACTTGCCCGCTGACAAAATATCCGGCAATTCCTGATCCCTTCAGTATTCGGGCGTCCGCAGTGGAATAAGCTATCAGCGCCGACGGGCCGCCGGCGTTCTTATTCGGATCCGTTCCGTCCGGAAATCTGAAATTGATACGCCCGCGAATGAATAAAATCCCACTGGCAAATGGAAACACGTACCGCTGCCAGAAGTCCGTTTCCGTTCGCGCAAACGTGATGGCGATTCCATTGCGATGTTCGCTCATCTTTTGCATCCATGCTTTTATTACAGCACCATACGGGGGGTTTAAGAAAACCCTGCCTTCCCAATCAGCAGCGAGACCATCCTCCGGAAGTTCAATATGACGTTTTGCTGTCGGCCATGGCCGGGGCGACGGCGCTGCGCACGGGTCCAAGTCAAATGGCCCCAGTGCCTCCACGATAGCGCGCGGGGTTAGCCAGGTGTCAAACTCTCCCTCAGTCGCGTGATGGGAACCTATGCCGCGTTTCATGCGAAAGCAAACACTCCTTGCTGAAGTCTCCTAGCGGCAGATTCACAGTGAGACTCATCAATCTCAACGCCTACTGCGCGAATTCCAAGTGACTTAGCGGCAACCAGGACGCTGCCAGCGCCGGCGAATGGATCCAAGACAATTCCGCCGGGCGGCACTGAGTATATGAGCAACGGGTAGATAATATCGAGAGGCTTTTGAGTTGGATGGTCCGCGTAGCCGTGGCAATTCGGCGCGTAGATAACGGAGCGCATCAGGCGCGGGCCACCATCTTCTGAAGCGTAGGCACCGGCCTCAATATGGCCAGTGTGCGGCGGCCGAGTCTTTCGGCGCAACGTCCTGGCGGTAGCGTCTGGCGTCGTGACAGGCAGTTTGTAGACGTCTGCCCACTCTCCGCGGTACCACTGAACGATAAGCTCATGCACGCGCTTGAATCGGTCGGCGTGAAAGCTACTTCCGTTCTGTTTTTCCCAGGCTAGTTCCTGAGCCAGGTTCCAACGCGATGCTTCACCTAACCGTGCCATCTCCATAAACATCCTGAACGATCCGAAGCACCAGACGTTGTTGGTTAGAGGCTCGACAAGATCAAGCCAGCCGCGCACCATCGAATCCCACTCGAGGCTCGTATCTCCATACGGAGTGTCGGTCACAACGCAGTCAAATCTTACAGGTGCAAGTGTCAGAAGGATTTCGCGACAATCTCCGTGAAACAGCACGATGCCGTCTTCCTCGAAATAAGGAGTCACGCGTCACCTTCGTAATACAAGCTGTTGACCGCCATATCTTCAAGATCTGATTCTTGCCGATCCCATATGTACTCCCACATTTGCTCATCGGTCAGGCCCGGTTCGTCGGCGCAGTCTTTCTCGCGCCACAGGTTGTCAGCGCCTTGCGAGTAATTGTACTTCGCGGCGAGCTCGCCCAGATCCTCACCATCTCCACCATCGCCAAATACCTCGAGACTCATATAGTCAAAGCCTCTTCCAGGCCAGAAAATAGGCCACCACAAGTTCGGCAACATCTTGGGCAATGGAATTTAGCGTTTTCGATTCCATCAGCGCTATGGGTGGTTGTGACGTGGCAAGGCTTGAGATCGGACCCAGTTTCACAGCCGCATTTCTCACATGGAGCGCCAAGCCGAATGGTGATGGTATGTTCGGTATGCGGAAGATTCGTTGTAATCATGAACGCCCCATTACGATCTTGTAGGCCGCGTAGAATTCGTCTGCTTCCTTTGCACGGTCGATTCCGTACTTGGCCTCAAAGGCGTCCCATCCGATGCGCGTCTGCTCTTCGTGATACCAGCGCGTCAGCGGGATTGCTTCGTTATCTGGACCCTTTACCTTCAAGCCAGCAGGGGGACCGTGGGCTGGGTCGACGATTCGCATTTTCCAGTGAAGGTGTGGCTTCTGAACGAGTTCGATCGGGAAACCTCGCAACCGTGTTACAACGCAATCCCGCTTCTTGAGCCAATCTAGATATTTGCGGTCGCGGAATTGACCGTCCCGCCGCGGCGGACCTTTCCGTTTCTTTGGAATTGGTTTCTGTCTGGGCTCGCCTGGAGCTGTGATCCCGTCGCGCTGCTTCCAGGCGGGCGGAGTGCGTTTGATAGCGGTCCGCTTGATCGGAACAGTCTGCTGCGGCAATGGGGTTCGACGCTGGGTCACACTGGCCTCGACGCGGCAAAATCACGCGGAATTACGAAAATCGGCCGATTCGCCATCTTGCGCCATCCGACGTCACAGCGCACATGAAAAGCAGGCATCATAAAGCCTCTCGAAACAGCACGGGCGCGGCGGTGTATCCGGCCCGGCTTGGATGAAGAGGGAATCCTCCCTGTGTCCTGCCGATGCAGTACAAAGGCTGAGATAGCAGACAAGGAATACTCTCCGCCTGCTTAGTTGCCGGTGCAAAGGCTCCCCAAGCCGCGACTACGCGGTCGGCCGAGGCAAGCGAAACCTCAAAGGCGTCAAGATTATCCGGTCCTTCTGCCACATTGACGCCGGAGTTCTCAATTTCCCACAGGAGTTGCCTCGGATCCGTCGCCCGCATCGCGAACAGATTTACCACTACCAGCCGGCAGAATCCCCAGCGCTTCGAGAAGCCGATGCACTTCCTCACGGTCGGATCGTCCTTTTTATCGTCGGCGGTGCTCGGGTTCAGCATGACCCAAAGCACCGTCCCAGATCCTGTCAGCCACTCGCGGATGAGAGTATAACGGTACTCAGGCACGCGGTTTTCGCTCCCACACATCGACCTTATCGCCATTCGGAGCCAATTCAACGTTGACATCAAAGTTGCGGCGCCGCAGCATTCCCTCCAGTATCTC